ATCTTTACGAAGCCAAGGAGCAAATCTCTTCTTGGTTCTCAGACTATTTAGTAAAAAATCATATTGAATCTTCTTTGGTAAGAAATGATACCTATTCATTTCATTAACAAACATAATACAATCAAGATGTCCAGAAAGACATCGATTAATAACATATGGAGAGTACTCCTTTTCAAGAGAAGGATCTTCATCAATTAAGTTTTTCTTTGTCTGATTAATAGAATTTAACCAGGTTTTCAATTCAGTCATTTAGGTAATTTACGATTAAAGTTCCAATAATCAAACTTTTGCCAAACATAGTATATACCTATTAGAGTTCTTTTGACAAACTCCTCAAGGAATATAATTGGAATCACAATAATTTCAAATGTATTCATGTAAGTTCCTTTATTTTATCTTTCCAATACTGACGATCCTCATCAGTTATCCAAGGATTATGTTTTTGAACCCAAGCATATTCTAACCATTTTTCTTTAGTCCAATTCCTCTTTGGACCTAAATGATCTTTAAGAGTCATTCCCTAATTTTAATAATAATCCTATTATTTTCATAATCAGCAGAGAACTCAAGTTCAACATCATGAGGCCACATTAATTCTTCATATAAAGCATTAAGACGATCCATATCTTCCCATAAATCATTAATATGTCGTTGTTCCTCATCCATCGATAGTAACCTCCGATAGTTTATAATTGAATAATAATAACTCCTTTCTTTTCTGTTGATCACTCATATAATCACCAACTGAACGCATAGTATAAGTTAAATCAAACTCACCAGCATTCCAATTTTTAAATCTATCTTTAACCAACTGATCAGAATTATAACTAATTAGCATTTTTATATGGTTATATTCATCACAATCAGAAGCAAATTTGTCGTGATCAAAACTTTTATGCATTGATCCTTTCCTACCATAAAGATTATCTTTGATGTCATAAGGAGGATCTAGGTACATAAACAAACCATCATGAATGTCTGTTCTGAAACAATACTCATAAGAATATTGATTAATATGCCAGTGAGATATTATTTCTTGATATCCTGGCAATTTCTCAATTCCTCTCATAGAAAAATTAGAATCACTTGCTTGTGATGAAAAAGAAGATGATTCAGTAAGTCCAGAAAAACTACATTTATTAACAACATAAAAAGCAACAGCCCTATCAAGATCTGTTTTTGTTCTATCGTTAATAGTATCTTTCATTACATCAAATAGACACCTTGCAGAATCTGGATTGCAATGAGATATTTTAAGATTTTTTAATTCAGTATATAATTCAGTACCAAACATCTGGAGATTAGACCAGAAATTTATTAAGGGTTCATATAAATCATTAACAGTAATCTTTAAATGTGGATATAACTTACTAACGTGTATCGCAACACTTCCACCACCTAAGAATGGTTCACGATATTCTACATACTCCCTAAGATCGGGAAAGAATTGTCCCATCTTAGTACAAGCACGAGATTTGCCACCAGGATAACGTAAAGGTGTTTTAAGTCCCTTTTTGCTCATAATCTAATTGTAATTGAAGTTCAGTCTCAAACTTATTGTAAGTTGGTTCGTGTAAGGCACAATACTCACTAAAAGTAATCATCATTTCCTTACGTGATAGTCTACAATGTTTTGCTGCCTTTGGCAAGTTCCATTTTGCTGAAAACAACATCTCCATTGCTTCCCTAGTTTCAGTTCTCATTAATAAAACCTTTCATAATAATCTCCACCCACCTGTACCTCAATAGTATCAAAAATTCTATTCAATGAACGAGCAAATCCTCTATATCCAGATCCAACATATAGTTGACCCAATACAACTGATGCCGTTGCTACACCCCAAAAGATATAATAAAATTTAGATTTCACTTGATTTCTCTGTTTTTCTTTTGTAATCATAATCATAAAATCAATTTTTTAGTTGGTTTTGAAATTTTACCAAACATTTGATTGTATTGTTCGATAATTTCTTCTTGAGGATCTCCAATATAAACAATATATTTTTTAGTAACTTCAAGTTTATCTTTTTGAAGTAATGGAGACCAAGGAGCAAATGCGATCCTTCCTTCCTGTTGAGAAGGGACTGCAACAATTGGATCAGTAATCACAACTGAATCAGTATTTTCTTCAACAATGTCGGCAATTACATCTTCACCCGACCACATACGAATTAGTTTTACAGTCATTTCATTCCTCAATAACTTGGACTTTAATTGGTTGATTTAAATAATCAGCAAGTCGATGATATGCAATTGCAGTCACAATTTGTGGCACTATAAAAGCAACCATCGCTACTACCCAGAAAACATAATAATAATTTTCTTTGTTTTGTGTTCTCATTTGAATTCACACTCCACCATGATTTCAGTTAAACAAGCAAGTAAATTTATTTCTTGATCTGCTACAAACGCTATTTGGTATTGGTACTTTGCAATAACAAGAACGGCAGCAGGAATAGTGCTAGGGACAAGGGATTCGTATAAACTATCGTAAAGGCGACGTAATAGTACACTAGAATCATTATCCATATTATCCACCACCCATTTCCTGACTTCTGAGAAATTTTTCGTCTTAAGGTTTTTAATAAGATCATTTACAGAAACATCAGAAAAAGCAGCTAATATTCCACTATCTATCTTACCACCCACAGAGTATCTTTGACACTCATTAAGAACTCTTCGCCAATCAGGAAAATGTTTATTGACTAATTCAGCAAGAACTTTTTTATCAAACTCAACTCTTTCTTGCTCTAAAATATGAACGAGTCTATTAAAAAAATCTACTGCAATCTTTTGTTTAGACTTACCGTGAATACCAAACTCAACCACAACGCATCTCGAATGGAGGGGTTCAATGATTTTGTTTTTATAATTGCAAGTGAAAATGAATCTACAGTTTCTGGAGAACTCCTCAATACTCGCTCTAAGAAGGAGTTGTACGTCGGAAGTGGTATTGTCTGCTTCGTCAATGATGATGACTTTGTGTTTCGAGTCACTCGTAAGAGAGACTGTAGATGCAAAGTTCTTGGCGTTATTCCTAACAGTGTCAAGAAACCTGCCTTCATCTGACCCATTAATGACATAATAGTCCACTCCTAACTCCTTACAGAGTGCTTTTGCCACCGTAGTTTTACCAACACCTGGTGGTCCTGCAAGAAGCATATTTGGTATTTCACCCTTATTTAGAAAATCATTAAATGTTTTCTTAATATTTGCAGGGAGAATACAATCATCAATTGTTTGGGGTCGATATTTTTCTACCCAAATAAAATCACTCATTCTTCAAAGGTTGTAAGTTTTGTATACTTATCATACAATTCACCCATCTTAGACTCAGTAGAACGAGATTTCCACATTTGTCTAAGAATGAGTTTCATATCATCTATTGGAATCACTACTGAAAGAGATCCATTAGTATATGGTTCGTTCATAAATCATTCCAATGACGAATTACTCCGCCAATAATAAAACAGTTAGTAACGAGATAAGAAAAGAAAATAAAAGAACGTACCATAACAATGTAGTTGTCGTATCGTCTAGTCTTTTCGTCAGAGAAGCTACCCAACGCATACTTCCATATCCTCCATAATCTTATCATACTTTTTTAAATACACCTAATTTTATTAAGATGTAGATTGTAAGAGTTGTCCAAAAAACAACTTCTAGTCCAATATAATTCATTATCCGAAAGTGGAATCAGGTTCTAATGCAATATAATATATTAGATTATAATTGCTGTTTGTAAATTTAGATAGTAATTTAGATGAAACAACTACATCATAAGCACCAGGAATAATCTTGATGTTCTCAACCTTAAAGTTGAATACAAACTGCTTATCAGTTTCACCTACGATAATAGAATACTCATTCGATGTATCGTTCTTCTTATCCCTTACAACAAGGCGAATCTCATTATTCTGCCCTATTAGGGATAGATCAGGTAACTGATAGATTGCTGCTGCTTTAAGTAACTTCTCAAGAGAAGTGCTCTCCAATTGGAAATGGACATCTTCAGTTGGAAGAGTAATTTCCTTGTCAGGTGGAGAAATAATAACTGCAGGATCAGCATAGAAATACTTTACCTTACGTCTTCCCTCACGAATAGTAAGATAAGACTCCTCCTTAAAATCAAGATCAGGATCTTGATGAAGACTCAATCCATTTAAGAATTGATTTAAATCATAAACAGCAACATCTCTAGGAAATTCTTCAGCAATATCTGCTTCAGCAAGAATATTTTTTGCAACAGAAATAGTACGTAAATGTGTTCCTTGTTTTACAAGGATAGAATTGTTAATACTAGCAAAGTTCTTAAGAACTGTTAATGTATTATCAGAAAGTTTCATAACCACGGGTCGGAGTTTCATTTAATTGTCCA